CGATGTGCCAAGTTCGCAAGTACCTTACAACTGAGTCTGAAAGTACGTTTGTGTCGAGATGTAAGTATCTACTTTGTCTCTACATGGCTATTTACACTCGTTCTGAGTTACCACCCAAACCCGATGTTGCTTATAGAGCAACCGGGCGTTGGAAGGCATGGACAAGAACGAGGATGGTGGTGTCTACCAAAAACACTCACCTCTGGTACTCATGGTTTCAATGTAAGCGCTGCGCTGAAACATTGACTAATGATATGATTCTTTTGACTTACAAGAAGCATCGTATCGCCATGGAGAAACCAGACCCTATTACTGCTGAGATGCGTAGTCGGGTAATGGCCGAGCTCAAACCTTTAGTTAGGGAGCTCAATCGGAAATTGCTAGAAGCCTATCCGTCCTTCGAGGACAGGTGGGATGAAGCAACAGACTGTGCGGAAGCCGAACACGCTGCGTCCATACGGGCGTGTTACGAAGCCTCTCGGGCCAACGGAGGACAGATGGGAGCACTCAAGGAGCTGCTCTACTCTGATATACTCAACGGTCACGGGTTGGGTAGTCGGGAGGAATTTGGCGTACCCATTCCTGATAGGACGGAAGTCCTTCCCGTTTGTGCTGACAAGGTTGTCAGGCCATTTGCATTCGCAACAGTAAGTCGGTTTCCAGCCGGTGAGGCTGAATGGGCGGATGCAGTTGTGACTCAAGCAGAGAAAGACCTCTCACATGGGGCTTTAAAAGCTACGATCCAAGCTGTACTTGAACCATTAAAAGTCAGAGTTATCAGCAAAGGGAATGCTGCTCCATACTATCTAGCTAAACTTTTTCAAAAGGTTTTGCATGGTATTATGCGTGAGTATCCTTTCTTTAGGTTGATCGGGCGTAAGCTTTGCCCAACGGATTTACTTGATCTCAAGAAGTTCTCCGTTATGGGAGGTGAAGGTCCACTTGGGTGGGCATCTATCGATTACGAGGCAGCGACTGACTTATCGTCGGCGTCGCTTAGCGAGGAAATCATGGATGGCCTACTCGAAGGATTCCCAGATTGGTGGAAAGAACTCATTATGCAATGTCTTCTTCCTCATTTCTGTGAATACCCGAAGGTGGACGGTGTACAATTGGAACCTGTACAGCAAGTTAACGGTCAGCTTATGGGCTCGATCGTTTCCTTTCTTCTCCTATGCCTATCCAATGCTGGAGTCACACTGGCAGCAACCGCGGTAAGCGATCCGCAGGATTGGTACACTCGACTTAAGGGTGTCCTCATCAATGGTGACGACAATGGCTTCGTGTGTCGCAAATCTGTATATGATACATTCGCGTCTTACGCCGGAGCTTGTGGATTGAAGATGAGTGTCGGGAAGGCCTATTGGCACCCTACAATATTCAACATCAATTCTACTTGTCTTCACTTCAATCTTGTAGATCCTACTGCAACACCCAAGGTTATTCCGTACCTGAATACTGGTTTGTTCTTCGGAAAGGGCAAAGTTCAGGGGGGGACTGAGGTCTCCTCTGAGCGGCTCATGAGTTCTGTCATTAACGAAGTCGTTAACGGGGCTCTACCTGGCAAGCAGAGAGAAATTTTGAAGCAATATCTCTCCCTTCACTCGGACGCAATCAGCGCGGAGTGTCGTGGTCGAAACTTGTTCATTCCCATAGAGTTGGGTGGACTTGGAATTCGCATGCCTGTCGGATGGAAGACAGAGGTAACAATTCATCAGCAGTGTCTGGCTGGTGTTATACTGAACACTAATCCTAACATGTGGATTGGGTTTGGTCCTTTACCTGGAGGTCCTGTCCCTGATAGGCCACCACCGGTCCATGCTCCATGGCTAGCCCCCGTTTCGGAGTCATCGTATTTCAAGATGACCACCTATAAGAAAGGCAAGCTCAATAACGGAATCTTCACGATGGCCGTTAAGCATGGTAATAGGGTTGAAACTGTCAAGTTTCGCCCCCTTGGTAGGCGCTCTTGTTTCCATAGAGCAGCAGTTTGTGACGTGAGCCGTCCTGGTTCTGATCCGATACCTTATGAGATCAGTCAACTTGAGGAGGACTTCATGATCACTCTCGCACAACTGTCTGCCGGAAGCGTCTTCACCCCGGAGGAATGGGCCGCAACCGCTCATCGATGCCTCCCTCGGTTGATCGTTCATCACCGAGACCGTGATTGTTCCATTCCCGATGATCTTTCGACTTGGGGTCGCATAGGCGCCTCTCTTCGTTTAGATATCGAGATGGATATTCAATTAGACGCTCTTCTTACTGCTGTTGGTTGGATCAGCCAGTAAGTTGGACAAAAGTCTTGACGGGACGCTTCTTCAGCGTCTGATAGACTTTAAAGACAACGAAATGGCTCTGTACCCTAGAGTCAGGATTCAGGTTCTATGAACTTAAATACCCAAAACGATAAACCATGGATCGTACCAAGAGAGATGAAACTCAGATCTCGGA